AAGGTAAGAGAGCAAGCCAAGAAGAGAAATCAGACAGGTGTAACTCTCGTTCAGACCTCTTCAGAATACTACATCTATAACGATAAGGGCTTCGCAAAGACCCCTGGATACACAAGTAGCAGTAACTCTTCTGGTGTTAAGATCGCTAAAGATTCTGTTGCGTATGTAGCAAGTGGCATGGTCAATCCGAAGGGTGATATGGTTCTTTCATATCTCCACAAGGCTATCAGACCACTAAACCAACTTCGTTCTATGGAAGATTCGCTAGTCATCTATCGTATCTCACGTGCGCCAGAACGCCGTATCTTCTACATTGATGTTGGTAACCTACCAAAGATGAAAGCAGAGCAGTATCTTAGAGATACCATGACTCGCTTCAAAAACAAATTAGTATATGATGCTAATACTGGTGAAGTTAGAGACGACCGCAAGTTCATGACGATGCTAGAAGACTTCTGGCTTCCACGTCGTGAAGGTGGTAAAGGAACAGAGATCACCACCCTACCAGGTGGACAGAATCTCGGTCAGATGGATGACGTAGTTTACTTCCAACGTAAGCTATACAAGTCTCTGAACGTTCCTATCTCAAGACTTGAGCCAGAAACGGTTTACAATCTAGGCAGATCGACAGAGATCACCAGAGACGAAATCAAGTTCAACAAATTTATTCAACGTCTGAGAATGAAGTTTTCGCAACTGTTTACTAAGCTGCTTGAAAGACAACTTGTTCTTAAAGGCATTGTAACTATGGAAGAGTGGCCAGAGTTTGCTCAGGCGATTCGCTACGAATATGCAGAAGACAACTATTACGCAGAAATGAAAGAGACAGAAATCCTTAGGGACCGTATCTCAATGCTTCGTGATATTGATGACTACACAGGCAAGTACTACTCGCATGAGTGGATTCGTAGAAAGGTCCTTCGTCAGACTGAAGAAGAGATCGAAGAGATTGATGAGCAGATTGCGGAAGAAGAAGAAGCTGATCCAGCTGATGGAGAAGATACACAGGGTAATCCAACAGAGCAACCTGTACAAGATGTATCATCACCTGCAGCGCCGACTAAGCAGCCGAAAAAGATCACAACTACGACACAACATTATTAAGTATAAATAATGAAAATGATTGGAGAAAACCATGACTGATTACACAGTTAAAGATATTGTTGATTTTAGCGTAGCAGGACAGCCTCTGGGCGTGGCCGATGCTTTCAATGATATCATGAAGCAAAAAGTTAATGACAGAATTGCAGACTTCGAAGCAGCGATTCGTCCTAGTATGTTCGCCGCAGAACCAGAGCTTGAAGCAGATGATCTAGACCTCGACGATGTTGAGCTAGACGATCTCGATCTTGAAGATGGTGATTGGGAAGATGCTGTGGAAGACGAAGAAGAAGATTTAAACTTTGATGATGAAGACTTAGATCTAGACGACGAGGATTTCACAGATGAAGACGCTTAATACTTTCCTAGAACAGACTGGCTATCTGAAGGTTAAGTCGCCAGACGAACAGAAGTTTGTTGACAAGCATGAAGTTGTTGTCAAAAAAGATAACAACGGCAATGAGGATGATGTATTCAAAGCTTCAAAGATCAAGCCTATCGACCGCCGTAAAGAGCGCAAGGGCTACAATCCTGGGGAAGACGAGAAGGTATATGAAGACGTAGAGCTCCAGGAAGCAATGGATGCTGCTGATCGTTTCAACCATCACCACCAGCACGCTAAGAATCTTCTTAAGTCGATCAACCAACACCTTAAGACTCAGGCTGCAGAAGCAGCTGCTCACAAAGACTCAAAGGGCCGCAAGGGTCCTAACTGGGGTCACACCGGTTCGATGGAGCATGTTGCTAATCAACTAAGCAATATCCACGATCAGCTTGCACGCACTGGCGAATACAGAATGCACGAAGAAGTAGAGCTTGACGAAAAGACTCTTACTCCTGCAGAGCTCAAGAAGCGTGAAGAAGTAGCCAAGGCTGTTGAGCGCGAGAATCCAAAGATGCCAATGGGCAAGAAGATGGCGATTGCTACTTCAACGGCAAAAAGAGTAGCTGAAGAAACGCTACCAGGCCTTCTAGAAGACCTTTCCGATTACAACCGCAACACAATGTTAGCTGTATTCGATAAACTATCAGATGAGAATAAGACAAAGTTTGTAGAAGCATGTGAGACACCAGCTGGTGTTGAAGCAATGCTTGACTTTGCTATTCAGAATAGAGGTAAGTAATGGCTGTTAGCGTAATATCCAATAGGAAGAATACCTCTGTAGTTCTTCATGTGTCTTCTGCTAATAGCGGAAACATCATCGTAACTGGTAACTCAACCACTTCTAACATTGGCGGTACATCCGCCTGTGTTGCTGTCTCAAATGAAGTTCTTACTGGAGCCTACATCACCCAAGTAGTTTGGGGTTGTGATGGCACAGGATACATTCAGGTCCTACGCGGTGCAAACCTCGTAGCAGTATACGATTCAACTGGTCAGCATGAGTATGCAGGAACCGGCATGCCTATCAACATGTATCCAGCAGCCAACGTAGTAATCAATCTAATAGGTTCAGCTAATAGCTTCATCGCTATTGAGCTTCAAAAGATTGGTAACTTCACCTCAGAATATCTACAAGGATAAGACATGAAGCTGATCACAGAAGAAATCAACTCAGTCAAGTATGTTACTGAAGCCAAGGAAAACGGCAAGAAGAATCTCTACATTGAAGGTATCTTCCTGCAGTCAGCTATTCCTAACCGCAACGGTCGCATGTATCCTGAATCGCTTCTTGAGAGAGAAGTAAACCGTTACACAGAGCAATTTGTATCTAAGGGCAGAGCATTTGGCGAACTGGGTCACCCAGATGGTCCACAAATCAACCTGGATAGAGTTTCTCACATTATCGAATCTCTTCGTAAAGATGGTACGAATTGGATTGGACGCGCCAAGATTACCGATACACCTATGGGTAACATCGCACGTGGTCTTATCGAATCAGGTGCCCAGCTAGGTGTTTCGACACGTGGTATGGGATCCCTTAAAGCTAATGGACAAGGTATCAACGAAGTACAAGACGACTTCTTCCTTGCCACAGCTGCAGACATTGTCGCAGATCCATCAGCTCCTGAGGCTTTCGTGAATGGTATCATGGAAGGTGTGGAGTGGATCTGGGAAAACAATATGCTTGTTGCTCAGAAAGCTAAGATGCAAGTCGAGGCAGCAGTCAAATCAAGAGAGCTGGAAGAAAAGAAGCTCCAGATCTTCGAAAAATTCATTAGTACATTATCAAAAAATCTAGACTAATAAATAGATAAAATATAAATTTAAAAGGAGTCAGAGAATGGCAATTAAAGAATCATCTGAAATCGTTGAGCAAAATCTCGACGAAACAGCTGCCGCTGATACACTGAAGCCAGGCGCTGGCTCATCTGCCGGTGACATTGGCAAGACTGAGCTTATGGCGTCTGTTGTATCTGCAATGGGTGGTATGTCCAAGCAAGAGATCAATAAGTTCCAAGAAGTACTTTCACAGTATGGCAAGAACAAGCTACCAGGTGGTGGCGTTCCAGATACGTCAGCTGCTAACAAGGCTTCTATCGCCGCTAAGGGCGCAATGAAGGAAGACGTTGAAGACCTTCTTTCAGGCGATGACCTTTCGGAAGAATTCCGTGAAAAAGCATCTACACTTTTTGAAGCAGCTGTCAATGCCCGCGTTGGTATTGAGCAAGCTCGTCTTGAAGAAGAATTTGAAACTGCTCTTGAGCAAGCTCAGACAGAACTTGAAGAGTCAATGACTGCAAAGCTTGATGCATATCTCGACTACGTGTCGGAGCAGTGGCTTGAAGAAAACAAGATCGCTATCGAAGCTTCACTTAAGCTAGAAGCAACTGATCAGTTCATCGAAGGCCTTAAGGGTCTGTTCGCTGAGCACTATATTGAAATTCCAGAGGAAAAGGCTGACGTTGTAGAAGCTCTACAAGCTCAAGTCGAAGAACTCCAAGGAAAACTTAATGGCGCAATCAATGAGTCGATCGAACTCAAGAATGTCATTAATGAAGCTGAAAAAGAATTGGTGATCGAAGAAGTATCAGAAGGCCTTGCGGCTACTCAGTCTGTTAAGCTTCGCACGCTAGTAGAAGATCTTGAATTCAGCGATCTACAATCGTTCCGTAAGAAGGTAGAGCTTGTTAAAGAAAACTACTTCTCAGACAAGAAAGTAACTTCAACCAACATCATCACTGAAGAAGTTGTTGCGGAAGACGAAAAGTCACTCGTAGAAGAAACTGTTACAAATACTAATCCAGAGATGAATAAGTATGTTTCAGCGATTTCGAAAAGTCTCAAGAAATAATTTTTAATAAATATTATATAACAAAAAACACCCAGAGGAGGGATTTAAATGTTAGCTGAGGAAGTACAAAATAAGTGGAAGCCTGTTCTAGAACACGCTGACCTCACACCAATCAAGGATGCGCATCGTCGTACCGTAACTGCAACTCTGCTTGAAAACACTGAGAATGCTCTCCGTGAATCAGCAGCGATGTCACATGGTAGCCAAAGCCTTCTTGCAGAAACACCTGCGAACGTAACAGGTTCTGCTGTTGACACATTCGATCCAGTTCTTATCTCGCTGGTTCGTCGTGCAATGCCAAATCTGATTGCTTACGACATCTGCGGCGTTCAGCCAATGACAGGTCCAACTGGTCTTATCTTCGCAATGCGCGCTCGTTACGCAACGCAAGGTGGAACAGAAGCATTCTACAATGAAGCAAACACTGGCTTCTCGTCTGCACCACAGGGCAACTCGTCTGTTAACCTTCCTGGTTACCGTCACGTTGGTACTGTTCCAACAACTGCAAACAACGCTGAATCAAACACCTACAACTACGTTAAGGGCGTTAACACATCGTATGCAGAAGCTTGGGGCAACTCTTCGGTTGGTATTCCAGAAATGGCATTCTCAATCGAGAAGGTTTCGGTTACAGCTCAGTCACGTGCTCTAAAGGCTGAATACTCGCTTGAACTGGCTCAGGATCTTAAGGCTATTCACGGCCTGGACGCTGAAACAGAACTTGCAAATATTCTGTCAGCTGAAATTCTTGCTGAAATCAACCGTGAAGTAGTTCGCACAATCAACGTAACAGCTGAGCGTGGAGCTTCGGAAGGCACAACTACAGCAGGTATCTTCGATCTTGACACCGACTCAAACGGCCGTTGGTCGGTTGAAAAGTTCAAGGGTCTTATGTTCCAGCTTGAGCGTGAAGCTAACCAAATCGCTAAGGGCACAAGACGTGGTAAGGGTAACATCGTAATCTGTTCGTCGGACGTTGCTTCGGCTCTTCAGATGGCTGGTGTTCTTGACTACGCTCCTGCTCTTAACTCGAACAACCTGAACGTTGACGACACAGGCAACACCTTCGCTGGTGTTCTTAACGGTCGTATGCGCGTTTACATCGATCCATACACAACTGGTAACTACATCACTGTAGGCTACAAGGGTTCGAATGCATTCGACGCAGGTCTGTTCTACTGCCCATACGTTCCACTACAAATGGTTCGTGCAGTCGATCAAGACAACTTCCAGCCAAAGATTGGCTTCAAGACCCGCTACGGCATGGTCGCGAATCCATTCGCAGACGGTACTTCAGAAGGTCTTGGTGCTCTTACCAAGGATTCGAACAAGTACTATCGTCGTGTGCTTGTTAACAACCTTATGTAATCATAAGAGTTGGGTAACCAACCATAAACTGGAGGGGGGTCGCAAGATCCCCCTCTTTTTTTGTCTGATAAATATAGGAAAGCAATTACGGAGACCTCATCATGGCAGTCAAAGATCAACCAACGAATCGTAACTACCTATCTCCGGTAGGTTATAGATTCACGTTGAAAAGAGCTCCCAATGTTGAGTTCTTTGTACAGAGAGTGCAGATTCCAGGATTGACCCTACCGGTTGTAGATAGACCTACACCTTTCGTTAAGATCCCTGAGCCTGGTGATCACCTAGAGTTCGAGACTCTATCCGTGACATTTAAGATCAACGAGGATCTTGACAACTATCTTGAAATCTTCGATTGGATGATTGCGCTCGGTAAGCCTGAGAAGTTCTCCCAGTATAAGTTCGATCCTAAGCAGTCCTATCTGGATCCTAAGGATACAGTCAAGTCTGACATCACAGTCAATATACTTACAAGTGCAATGAATGGCAACATTGAAGTCACCTGTCGCGATTGTTTTCCTGTATCGCTATCAGAGATTGAGTTCGATTCTACTGTTACTGACATCTCTTACATTGAAGCTACTGTAACATTTGCAATGAGAGATTACACAATCCAGCGTGTTTAGCAGTTGACTTTTACTGTAAGTGCAGTATAATAAACTATAGTGACTGTAAATAATAAGGATTGTTATGAAACTAGAAGACATTCATGAGCTCTGGGGCAACGACTCAAAGATCGATCATACTGAGCTCAGTCATGAAGCATTGCGCATTCCCCAGCTTCATCATAAGTATCTGAGGATATTCACCAACGAGAGACTTGTACTGCGTAAGTATGAGACGGACCTTAAGCGTCTTCGGTTGGATAAGTATGAGTTCTATACTCAAGGTCCTACACAAGAGACACATGACTTAGGATGGAAACTTCCTCCTATTGGTAAGATACTCAAGACAGATGCAAACAACTATGTTGATTCTGACAATGACATTATCAATCTATCTCTAAAGGGTGGCCTTCAACAAGAGAAGGTTGAGCTTCTGGAGAGTATTATACGTTCGCTAAATAACAGAGGCTACTTGATCAAGTCGGCCATTGACTTCGAGAAATTCAAAGTGGG